TTCGCGGCAGGGGAGCACCAGGAGCTCCTCCTCTCCGCCTCCGTCGCCGACGCGGGCAAGCTCCTCCTGAAGTTCGCCAGACCCGAGCGCTCGGGCATCACCGCGGTCAAGTACGTTGATGGCAAGTTGGCCGTGGCCCAGGGCGGGGACGAAGAAGCGCTGGACAAGGTGCTCGAGGGCAAGGCCTCGGCCGCCGTCAGCGTCAGCAGGCCCACCCCCAGTTGCCCCGACTGCATCCCGGGCTCGGTGGAGATGGCGAGCGAGGTCCTGCTGTCGTTCCTCACGCCGACCGAGCACGAGGCCTGGGCGAAGAGCCGGCAGATCATCGTCACCGGGCACCTGTCGGGGCACCGGTACCTGCTGAGCCACCGCCACCACCCGAGGGCGGTGAAGGACACCCGAATGTGCTTCGACCTGGACTCGGACGTCATCCTGAAGTTCCACGACTGGAGCGTGCCACCTGAAGAGGAGCTCCTGGCCGCGAAGCTCATCCTCGAGCACCGCGAGCCCTGGCTGCGGAACGAGGCGACGCTGGCGCACGCGCTCGACAGGTACTCGAGCGAACCGGTCTTCAAGAACCCGTTCGGCAATCTCCAGGACGGCGTGCCGGACGCAGCGCTGACGGCCACGCTGGGGATGTGGGGTCAGGCGCTGTCATCGGAGGAACTGTGACATCCCTAGACTCAGTCAGCATCCACTGCGAAAAAGTCGGGGAGTACAGCGAAGCGAGCGTGGCGACTCGAATTCTTTTCGATGCCCCTCTCGATGCCCCTCTCGGATTCGTCGGCCTGGACCTCCAAGGCAATGCCCGCTCCTACTCCCAGGCGAAGGCCATCGCCTACGCGCTCGAGGACCTGGCGCTGAAGATCCTCAAGGAGGCCGGGCGATGAAGGACATGGTGAACAACCCGCCGCACTACAAGAGCGGTGGGCTCGAGTCGATCGACGTGATCGAGGCGTTCGGCCTCGGGTTCAGCCTGGGGAACGCCGTGAAGTACATCCTGCGGCACGACAAGAAGGGCAAGCCGCTCGAAGACCTGAAGAAGGCCCGCTGGTACATCGAGCGGGCGATCAAGAACCTCGAAAAGGCTGTCGACCCCCCGAGGGGCCGAAGTCGGCCATCTCCCGCTGGCGGTTAGGCCATGAGCTCGCCGGTGTGGCTTTCTGGCAAGCGACGCATTGAGACTCCGAGCAGCTCCCGAGGTTCATGCGTTACTCGGGTTCGCGGTCCGACTCTACTCAATCGCTCAGCTGATGAGCGAGTGAATCTGCTGCACCTCGAGCACGCAGGTCTGGGTGGTGCCCGGCCCTGACGCGACGCCGACGACGTTGGTACCGACCGCGCAGATCAGCAGCGGCGCAGTGGCGGTGACGAGCGCCCCGTTGTTCGCCATGATGCGCGCGACCAGGCTGGCCGCCGTGATCGACAGGTTGTGGGTGAACGTCTGGATCGCGTTGGTGACGGTGACCGCGAGTGCCGTGTAGAAAGCTCCCATGTGAATCTCCTTTGAAAGCCCGTTCGTGGGCGAGTCGGACTACGAGGAGGCCCGACCGTACTGGCTCAGGCCCGGAGCGGAGAAAGTTCTTGCCTATCGTGGTCGCTGCGAGGTACGGATCGGTCCCTGTGAGGACGGGGCCCAAGAACAACAAGCTGCAGGAAGTTCACGCGCGGCTTTTTGCCGCTGACGTGGTGACCCTGAAGCGGGTCGCCGATGAGCGCGGGAATCGGTGGCAGGTCGAGCTCCGTCAACTGGTCCGCCGCGCGCTGAAGGGCGAGAAGAACGAGTTCCTGGTGATCAAGGAGCGGGGATGACCGACTTCGCCGCCGCCCGCGAAACACTCTACGCCAACGCCGCGAAGGGCATGGGTACACGGATCAACACCACCGACTTCCCGGCGCCGACCGACATCTGCGAGCACCTGAGCCTGCTGCGCGAGATGGCATCAAAGTGTGACCATGTCACCGAGATGGGCAGCCGCTGGATGAACGGATCGACAATCGCGCTGCTGGCGGCGCAGCCGAAGACGCTGGTGTGCTGGGACATCGATCCGACCTCCATCCTGTCGGACCGGGCAGCGCTACTGTACAACCTTCGCGGAGAGACGAACTTCCAGCCCAGGGTCGGCTCGACGCTCGAGGTCGAGATCGAGGAGACGGACTTCCTCTTCATCGACACCCTCCACACCTACGCCCATCTGCGCGCCGAGCTCTGCCGGCACGGGATGAACGACCAGCGCGTCTCGAAGGTGCGCAGGTACATCGCCTTCCACGACACCACCACGTTCGGGCTCCAGGGTGAGGACGGCTCGGAGCCAGGCCTGCGGAGGGCGGTCCTCGAGTTCCAGAAGGAGCAGGCCTTCCCGCTCTGGAAGTGCATCATTGACCGGAGCAACAACAACGGACTGGTCGTGCTGGCGAACATCCGGGTCCCCGACAGCGAATTCGCAGGGCTCAAGTGACGCGCGACGAGCTCCTCCAGGCCCGTGTCCAGTGGCTGACCTCGGCGGTTCGGGGGCTGTTGAAGGCGCACTACGACAAGTCGTTCAATGGGCCGTACGAGCAGTCCTCCGCCGGCCGGGTCGATGCCGAGCTCAAGGCCGAGGAAGAAACGGCGGAGCTCGACCTGGGCATCGTCGCGCTCCGGTTCCTTCGGAAGAAGGCCCAGCAGGCGCTCGAGGACTTCATCAGGGAGCGCCTGTGAGCGGACCGCTGATGACCGTGGAAGAGCAGATGAAGCCGCTGCGGGAGGTCTACCCGCAGTACGACATCGGCGCGGAGACCTACGGCGGGCTCCACATTTTCAACTACGGCGAGAAGCTCTCCATCGGGGCGTACTGCTCGATTGGCTTCGGCGTGAAAGTGTTGCTGGGCGGCGAGCATCGGACAGAGTGGGTATCGACCTTCCCATTCTCCGAGCTCTGGCCCGAGGCGAAGGGGGCCTTGGGTCATCCGCAGAGCCGCGGGAAGACCGAGATTGGCAACGACGTATGGATCGGCGCGGAGGCTATGATCCTTTCGGGGGTTACGATCGGCGACGGGGCGGTGATCGCTGCGCGTGCCCTGATCCGCAGTGACGTGCTCCCGTACAGCATCGTCGGCGGCAACCCGGCTCGGCAAATCCGGTTTCGATTCGAGCAGCACCAGCGCGAGCGCCTGCTGGCGATCAAGTGGTGGACCTGGCCCAGGGAACGGATCGTCAAAGCACTGCCGTTGATCCTTGCCCCCGACGTCGAAGGCTTCCTCGTCGCTGTGGAGAACGGATTACTATGAGCAACGCCGTATTCAGCGGTAAGGACAAGCAGATGTTCGCGGAGTTACTGAGGACGCTCACTGACGAGCAGCGCCTGGAGTTCATCCAGAGCATCAAACCCATCTTCTGTTTCTACTGCGGGAGCCTCCGCAGCAGTCACCCTTGCCGCTGCGAGCCCCGATGACCACTCCCCTCCTTGACGTCATCATGCTGGTTCACGATCGCGCCGACTGGGCCGATCTTTCGATCCGTGCGGTCGAGAATCTCACGAAGAACCCGTACCGACTGATCGTCGTCGACATGGCCAGCATCGAGCCGAAGACGAAGGCGATGCTCGATGCGGCCGAGAAGCGCGGACACACCGTCATCCACCTGCCGGAGAACAAGAGCTTCTCCAACGGGTGCAACGTCGGCGCGGCGGTCGGCTCGGCGAAGTACCTCTGCTTCCTCAACGATGACGCGATCGTCACTGACGGCTGGGATGGAGCGCTGATCCAGGACTCGACACCGAAGGACGTCGGGATGGTCGGCGCGCGGAGCAACTACGCCTCCGGGGCCCAGATGGATCCAGGTTTCATCGGCGAGCCCCCGTTCCTGGTCTTCGTATGCGTCGCGCTCCGCCGCGAGGTCTGGGAAAAGGTTGGTCCGATGGACGAACACACGTTCGACGGATTTTCGAGCGAGGACATCGACTACAGCTGGCGCGTGAAGAAGCACGGCTTCAAACTGGCACTCTCCAGCGCCTACGTGCTCCACGCGGGCTCGAGGACGCTGGCGGTCGCCAACGTCGGCGCCGAGGCCCAGACGCGCAACAACCAGAAGTACAACCAGCGCCTGGTTGAGAAGTGGGGCAAGGACTGGATCAATGATCACAGCCGGCTGCAGCAGAACGGCCTGCTGGCCACCTACCACGCCGAAGAACACACTCGGGTCGCCTTCATGGGGAGCCTGATGCAGCTCCGCTGCTCGGGCGATGGGGTCGGCTTCAAGTTCTATCACCACAGCCGTTCCCCCATTCACCTGGCCCGCCAGCTGGTCTGCGACTACGCCCTGGACCAGGGCTTCGACTGGCTGGTGCAGCTCGACGACGACGCTACCTTCCCCCAGGACTTCATCCGGCGGTTCCTCTCGCACCAGAAGGAGATCGTCTGCGCGCTGGCGTACCAGCGCCGAGCTCCGTACCTCACCTGCGCCTACGAGACCGAGCCGGAGGGGATTATGGGGACCCCGCTCGAGGGGATCGAGCACACCGGCCTGCGGAAGGTCGACATCTCGGGCTTCCACTGCTCGCTGATCAAGACCTCGGTGATCAAGAAGATGCGCGACGGGGTGAAGGACGCTGAAGGCAAGGTGATCGTCCCCGGCACCCGGGCCTACTTCGGCGGCTTCGGCGGGCGGGACAAGGACGGCAAGCCGATCAACATCGGCGAGGACTTCCAGTTCTGCCTCAACGCGCGGAAGGTCGGTGTGCCGGTCTACGTCGACACCGAGGTCATCGCCGGCCACATCGGGTCGAGCATCCTGATCGATGAGGCCTACAAGCAAGCCCACAAGGCTGGGAGAGCCCCATGATCGTCCGCCTCGACATCCAGTTCGCGGTCGAGGAGGGAGAGTCCATGCGGCACGGGCACGGCAAGAGCATCCAGATCATGCGCACACCCCCTGTCTGCAACCAGTGCGGACAGGACCACAAGATGAACGTCGAGATGAACGTCTGGGGGAGCCCGAACGGCCCCTGCACGAAGAGTCGGCACCCGGACTTCACCGAGGCCTACGCCGCGGCGAAGAAGCAGTTCCCCGAGCTGCCGTGATCGACGACGAGACCGCAGTTCTGATCGAGGCCGAGCTGGCAACCGTTCTCGGGCTCGCGGACGGCAAGTACGGCGAGTCCACGACCCGCGCTGCCGAAGCGGCGTTGCAGTTGGCGCAGGGGGCCAGGCCGACGCGAACCTGCAACTGGGTTGCGCGCTCGAGCGGCGGGGACGAGTCATGCCGTACGAACCCGACCTTCTCCGACGACTTCTGGGCGCAGTACGAGTGCCCGTTCTGTGGGCGAAAGGTCGACGCGCTCGTCGCGGCTGAGAAAGAGCTCCGTGCTCGCCAGAGGGCAGCGCGAGAGGCGAGGCGCGGGCTGCCATGACCGCTGTCTGGACCGACACCGTCTGGGTCGTCACCCGGACCACCTACTACGATGAGGATGAGTTCGTGTCGGCCCACGCGTCGGAGGAAGGCGCGTTGAAGCAGTGCGGCGCGCTGAACGAGCAGATTCTGCGGCTCGATCAGGTCGTCCGTCGCGCTTACAACGACTACCCCGGCAAGTACCAGTGGAAGGAAGTGGAGGTCCAGAAGTGAACTACACGAAGAAGTCCTTCAGCGTCCCGATGGGCTCGAGCTCGAAGGAGTTCGCCGATCGCTGGGAGAAGACGTTCGGGAAGGTGTCCCCCGATGTCGCCCCCGCGTGCGACGGCGGCGACTGCGGCTACCCCTGTCCGCGATGCGACGGGGCCTACGGGAAGCACTCGGTCCTCGACTGCGACGGGGTCTTCCGGTGCGTCTGCGCCGAGGTCGCCGCGCTGCCGTAGGATCGCGCTTGCCCTCGGCAGGGTGCCCGTATAAGGTCGGCCTCGGCGCTGTGCTGCACCCCATCTCGGAGCTGGTTCCTCCGTATCGAGGTCTCGCATGGCTCGTTGCAAGTACGGAAAGCTGAAGCACAAGGTCGGCAACCGGCGCTGCAGGAAGCGTCGGCCCAGCAAGAACCCCGGCCAGACCGCGTGGCGCCGCCAGCGAACCCGCACCAGCCAGATGGACCGGACGTTCGGTCGGCGGCGGTAAGCCATGCCCTTCTATGGAAGGGTGACAATGGGGCGCTACGGCGCCCTACCCGACTTCATCAACCCGGGCCCCGAGGCCAACCTGAACCCGTTCCTGCCCGGCATCGCCCAGGCCCGGGAGCTCCAGACCCAGATCGCCCCGCTGGTCGTCACGCCCCAGGGCGCGACGCTCAAGACGCTCGCCGAGGGGCTCGACGCGACCCTCAACACCACCTGGACCAACATGGTGAACCTGGTCAAGGAGGTGGAGGCGAAGAACCGGGAGATCGCGCGGCTCTCGAGTCCGACGCTGAAGCCCGACATCAACCTCTACCAGTACAGCGGCGGGGGCGGGCAGTACCAAGCCGCGCTCACGGAGTACACCAACGCTGTCACTGCGGCCACCACCGCCGCCGCCACCGCACGCGGCTACCTGGCCACCGCGCGCAACGCGTTCGAGGCCGCGCTGAACGCGTACATCCTCAAGGTGAGGACCGAAGCGTCGAACGTGAACGACGCGCTCACTGCGCTGCAGAAGCAGGCGACCACTGACGTCATCGCGCAGACGTCTGCCACGGCCAGCAGGGCTGCCAAGATGCGCGCGGAGACGGTGAGCCAGGACATCGCCACCCAGAAACTCCAGAGCGCGGTGGACCTCGGGAAGACGATGAAGCCGATCCTCATCGGCGCTGCGGTGATCATTCCCCTTGGGCTGATCTTCATGATGATGCGGAAGAAGAAGGCCGCGGTCGCGGGCTACCGCCGGCGGAGGAGCCGCAGGTGAGGTGCCCGTACTGCCTTGGCCCTGCCGGGCGCTGTCCTTGCGCCCGGCGGATGGCGGGGTACGGGGCTGACCCG